TGAATGTATGTTAGATTTCAAGATCAGCGAACTGCGCCATATATAAGTTAATGATCCAGATCACTGCATTATCAATGCAGTTGACTAGCTATATCTCATAAGGGTTAGCAGCTTGCTGGCGTGTTCAAGTGAACAGATAAGGTATCTTTAAGACATTTTTGGCCCCTTTTCTCTGTAGAAAAGTGATATGCCGGGGGGCACCCCAGAAAATATATTGAACCCCCCCTGTCTATATCTATACCCTACTCTTTTACATTCTCAGCATTTACAGCCGGGAAGTGGAGCGTAAAATTGAAAACACACTCCGCAAACTGATTAGAAGAGTTTAGCCACTCCATAAAAAAACACACCAAGCATCATACCATAAGCACCTTTTGAAAAATCGGCGGCGTTTTTTCACGCCCACAACAAATTTTAAAATAGAAAAGGCTCGATACATGAACATCAAAAAAATCAAGCCTGTAAAAACGGCCAAAGAAGTCAGCGTTATATATGAGCGCCAAGCAGACCTTATGACCAAACCCCTAATCAAAGCGATGCTTGGAATTATGGGGCGTTCAGTATGATTGATTTTATTAACCTCCCCACTCCACACAGCCGATGGTGTTATTACGGTGGTGGTGGGATGGATGGAAACAACACCGGCTATGACGGTGGCTATGACGGCGGTGGTGGCTGGGGTGATGATGGGGGTTCTGGTGCAAATGATGTGCGGGGCGCTGATTACGCGGCAGCAATCGCTCAATCAAGAGCGCAGCAAGTAGCTGCCAAGGCAGCGGCACAACAAGCAGCAGCACGGAAAGAACAAGCGCGTCTGGAAGCAATTCGCGTTGAAGCCGCACGGAAAGTCGCAGAAAATAAAGTTCGCTCTCAGGCACGGCTCGCAGAGCCAACACATAAACAAGGATTGTTAAACGCCACAAACTCGATTACCAATCCCAAGAACTTTGATCCTCTGGCTTCGCAAGTTGATTTGGTTGCAGCCGATCCATCAAAATCAAAAGCCATGCACTTTGCACCGGGATCGATTCTTGGTGAGCCTAAAGCCGATCCATTTAATATTGGCTGGGTTGATCCAGATGAAGATGAAAAAGTCGATGATGGCAGCATAGCGTATTATCCCGGCGATCAACTGGGGTATACGCCGATTGTTAATATTGATGGTGTTTACAACAAGGCGACACCAGAACAAAAAGCAGACGCGTTATATAACAGCATGAATGTCGCAGCTGGACATACTGCGAAAGAGCGCAACGAATCAGTCGGCTACGCCACGTTTGGTCAAGAAATGGATCGTATTGGCATTATCAATACGTTTTTCAATCACACTCCCGGCTTACTTCCCGGCGTTGCCGTTCAAGCTAAAGTTGATTTCGACCCGAATGATGCCAAAGGCAATATTGGCGATTATGAGCGGGCGGGAAATGATTACTCGTTTAACGGAATGGAAGCTATTGGCGATGTTTTAGGCCTTGGTACGGGTATTCCCGGCGTGGGAACATTATTGGGTAATCTCGATAACAAATACACAAAATTTGGACTTGGCAGCACGGACAAAGCTCTAGTCGATAAGATTGGAATTGATGGCTCGTTAAAAGTTGCCGATAACAAGATCAAGGGCGCAAAAGACGCCGCAGACGATGCTGTTGATTTTGTAAAAGAAGATGTTGTTGATTTTGTGAAAAACGGATTGAGCCAATTAAACAATCCAAACGGCTTATACAATCCAACTGGATATAATCCAGATGGCGAAGGTCAGCAAAATATAGAAATCAAAAAATCCATCTCTGATTTTTTTAACATCGAAACAAATCCGGCAAAAATAACTGAAAAAACAAATCCGGCAGAAGTAACAGAAAAAACAAATGAAACCCCCACGACGGATAATGGATTGTTAGGCAGATCAAACTTTAATCGGATACAATCACAAGAATCTCGTTTATCTCCATCGGATAGATTCTCGTCAGGATATTATGCCCGCTAAATTAAAATACTCAAAAGAGATTATCAAAAAAATCTGCGATGAAATTGAAGCGGGTGAAAGCGTTGCTGAAATTTGCCGTCAAGATGGAATGCCGAAAAGAAAAACAGTTTATCAATGGCTGGCTAAGTATCCCGACTTTATGGAAAAGTACCGTGCTTCAAAAATGGCGGGTGTTGAAGCTCTTGTCGATCAGATGATGGATATTGCAAATGATGCCAGCGAAGATTTTAAGCGTGATGATGATGGTTGTGTCCTTCTTGATAAGAAGGGTAACCGCGTTATTGATGGAGAACACGTTCAAAGGTCACGGCTCAAAATTGATACAATCAAGTGGGTCGCGACGAAACTTGTTCCCCGGCTCTATGGCGACAAGACACAAGTCGAGCATACGGGCGAAGTGGGCGTCAAAGCGTTAAGTGATGAGCAGTTAAAATTGAAAATTATTTCTCTGCAAAAATCGTTGAGACTTGAAGATGCCAAAACTGTTCAAGCCGAATACACAGATGTGACACCAGCTTGAAAACGATTGTTCACGTTAATCAACATATTATAAAAAAGAACAGGAAGAACGGCACAAACGATCCCGTTCTGACTTGCAAGACATATAAATCCAACACTTATGCCCACGAAGTCGAGATAAACGGGCCGTCTAAAATCATTTATCGTCCAGACAAGCCATTGAGTTGTGGCGCTCATGTGTGGATTGAAACGGAAGCGAAAGTTGTTGTTACAGCCTAGTCTTGAAAATTTATCCCGCGAAGAACTTGAAGCTTTAAGCGAAGCTCTTGAGGAAGAGAAGTTTCGTGGTGATCGAAAGTTATTCTCAACACTATACCCAGAAAAAGGGCCATTACGCCGTGAGTTATATAAAAAACATATGGAATTCTTCAAAGTTGGCAAAATATATCGCGAGCGTTGCGCTATGTGTGCGAACCGCGTTGGCAAAACTTTTGGCATGGGTGCGTATGAACTTACCTGTCATCTAACTGGCACTTATCCAGATTGGTGGGTAGGTAGGAAATTCGACACACCAATTGAAGCTTGGGCAGCAGGAAAAACAAACGAAACGACACGCGATATTGTTCAAAGCACAATGGTCGGACGAATTGCACACGCTGGGAATCGAAAGATTGTTGACGGCACGGGAATGATCCCCGGTGATTTATTAAGTTTAGATGATCACACTTGGAAGGCTGGTGTTCCTGACCTTCTCGACACAATCAAGATTAAGCACGTTAGTGGAGGAAAATCTCTCCTTGGAATAAAATCGTACCAGCAGGGTCGAGGATCGTTCGAGGGTACGGCCAAACACGCCATATGGTGCGACGAAGAGCCACCAGAAGATATTTATGGCGAGTGTGTAATCCGTACAGCCACAGTAGGCGGTATTATTTTTATCACGTTCACGCCTCTTGCGGGCATGAGCGCCGTCGTTCTTAGTTTCTTACCAAAAGGCAGCGCGCCAGAATGACGGAACTATTTAGGAAATTTTATGGTCAGCTTCTTCTACCAGCGCCCAATCAAATTTGGTAAGCCATCTGAAAAGAGGTTGGCTATGATTGAGTGCGTTGGCTGTCGCTCAACTTGGATGGGAGCAAATAATATTTGTCCATACTGCGGTGAGCTTGGGCATCCAATTAGCATTGATATAAATAATGGCACAACTAGACTTTGACGGCGTAATAGCCATCACCTTAGTTCTTGAGGATATTGAGGTTCTTGAATCGTATGGACATGAACTAGATAAACATGATTTTTCTATGATGTGGAAAATAAAAATGTGTGGATTTGTAAGAACTGGTTGTTGGGAAAATGAATATGCCAGCGATTACTGACAGTAAATACCTAGTCCAAGCGGGTTGGGATGATGTTCCTCACCTTGATGAAAAAACAAAAAAAGAATTGTTAGAATCAACCCCGCCCCATTTAAGGGATGCGCGTTCAAAGGGATTGCCGTCACTTGGAAGTGGCGCAATTTACCCAGTACCAGAAGACGAGATTTTAGTTAAGCCTTTTGATATCCCAAAATACTGGCCGAAAGCATACGGCTTGGACGTTGGCTGGAATAAGACGGCTGCAATTTGGGGCGCATGGGATAGAGATAACGACGTTGTTTATCTTTATACCGAACACTATCGAGGCAAAGCTGAACCCTCGGTTCACGCAGGAGCTATTCAAGCTCGCGGTGAATGGATACCGGGGGTTATTGATCCTGCGTCCAAAGGATCGGGACAAGCAGATGGTTCTGTATTGTTGGAAATGTACGAAGACCTTGGCCTTGATTTGGTTAAGGCGGTCAACGCACGCGAAGCGGGAATTTGGCAAGTTTACGAACGATTGTCGAGCGGCAGATTAAAGGTCTTTTCAACGTGCCAAAACTGGCTTGCTGAATACCGGCTGTACCGCCGCAATGAGCAAGGAAAGGTTATCAAGGAATTTGATCACCTTATGGATTCAACAAGATATTTAATTATCAGCGGCTTGGCATATTCAATAACGAAACCAACTGGAAAACTTGGGGACGGAATTGTGTCAATGAACTCTGGTGACAGTGGAGCAGGATACTAATGGCGCAACAGAATGCACAAGAAACGTACTCATATGATGATGAAGCTGAAACTGAGGCTGCGCGCAAAGTCCGTGTCGATCAGAAGATGGACGTTCTTGTTGGGTCGCTTCAAAAGCTGGCAAATGAGCAAGTAACTAAAAAATCAAATATTGAAGATCGCTGGTTATTAGATTTTATGCAATTTAATGGAAAATACGAGTCGTCTGTATTAGCGAAATTATCGGCAGCAGCTAAATCACAGATATTTGTAAATTACACCCGCAACAAATCTAACGGCTGGGAAGCCAGATTGAGCGATATGCTATTCCCAACTGATGATAAAAACTGGGGCATTAAACCAACACCATCACCAGAGCTTGCTATGGCACTAAAGGATGGTGATCAAACCGCTGGCGAGATTCAAAAAGAAGCAATTAAACGCGCCGCCTCTATGGAGCGTGAGATTGAAGATCAGCTTCGGGAATCACATTACAATATCGAAGCCCGTGACGCGATCCATGATTCTTGTGTTTTAGGCACAGGCATTATGAAAGGCCCAACCACTGCGTCTAGGAATCGTCGTAAGTGGCAGCAAACTGATGCTGGACAGGAACTTGTAGAAGTCCCCGATATTCGTCCTGATTGGAACCGTGTCGATCCTTGGAATTATTTTCCAGATATGAACGCTCGTAAGAAAGATGATTGCGAATTCGAATTTGAACGTCATTTGCTAAACAAAAAACAAATGCGAAAAATGGCTAATCAACCGGGATTCAATAAAGACGCTATTCGTGAAATTATGAAGGAAGAGCCGCGCTTTGGGATGCCGAGCTATATTCAGCAAATCAAAAGCGTTGTTGATGATGGTCAATCACTTGAAGCAAAATATCATGTCTGGGAATACCACGGCCCGATCGATGGCGATGATTTAAGAAATCTTGCCGAAGCACTTGGCGATGAAAATTTGGCGGAAGGTATTGATGAAAATGATCCATTGGCTGAAGTTTTGGTTATTGCTTGGTTCTGTCAAAATAAGATTATTAAGATTGGTGAACACCCGCTTGATAGTGGGGATTCAATGTATTCTGTCTTTAATTTGGAAGGTGATGATAGCTCTGTATTTGGCTTTGGCGTTCCTTATCTAATGCGTGACAGCCAAAAGTCTTTGAACGGTGCTTGGCGCATGATCATGGACAATAGCGCATTATCTACCGGCCCACAGATTGTTGTGAACACAGATATCATTGAGCCGATGGATGGCAATTGGAATTTAACAGCCCGTAAGGTATGGAAAGCACGTTTGCGGAATGGACAGGGTTTAGATCACGCATTTAAGGCGTACAACATCGACGGTCACCAATCAGAATTGATCCAAGTGATCAGCTTGGCTAAACAGTTTGCTGATGATGAAACAAATTTACCTCTAATTGCACAAGGCGAGAGTGGTGGACACCAGACACAAACATCTGGTGGTATGTCGATGCTTATGAATAGCGTAAACGTAGTTTTCCGCCGCGTGGTAAAGAATTTTGATGATGATGTCACAACAAAGAATATACGACGCCAATACGATTTCAATATGCAGTTTTCTGACAAAGACGAAATTAAAGGCGATTTCGAAGTTGATGCAAGAGGGTCAAGCGTTTTGCTAGTTCGTGAAGTTCAAGCTCAAAACTTGATGGCAATCGCGTTACAATTCAGCGGTCACCCACAATTAGGGCCACTGACAAAAACGCCGGAACTTTATCGCTCTCTCATACAAGCCCATATGCTACCAGCCGATAGCATTGTGAAGACAGACGAAGAGCTTGAGCAAGAAGCCGCAGCTAAAGCAGAGCAACCGCCAGAACCCGATATCGAAATGTTGAAATTGCAAGCTAAGATGGACGTTGTTACGAAACAGGGCGAAATGTCAATTGCTGTTGCCGAAATGGATCGTGACACGGCAATGATGAAGCTTGCTGAACAGCGCAATATGCAGCTTGAAGAATTACAAACACGCCTTGGCATCGCTGAAAGCAATTCATCTTCGAAAGAACGTATGTTCGCAGGCGAGCTTGGCTTGAAAGAAAAAACAGGTGAAGGCATTTGATAGACATTCATTCAGCCACTTGGGTCGCAATTGAACATAGCGCGTTGTCTGAGATCGCACGCGGAAGAGATAATTTAGAACAGGCAGACGATCCAGTTGAACGTGGCCGGATCATGGCTTACCGAGAAATTTTAAAGCTTGCTGAACCTATTAGCGAGCAAACCGTTATCGTCAAGTACGACGAATAACAAACCACGGGCCGCTAAAATAGCCGCCGCAACAAGGAACCCTTAATGCCAGAAGAAGAAGAATTACCGTCAGAAGCCGCAGATGATGCCGCTACAACGACGGAAGATGAACAAGATTTTGACGATGCGTTTGCAGAGTTTTCCGGTGATGAATCACCCGAATTTGACGAAGCTGTATCGGAAGACTCTAGCGACAACGACGATGGTGATTCTGTTGCCTATGACGTTGAGGAAATCGAAACGACAGAAGAAGAAAGTAACGATGAGGTTGAAAAACTACGTCAACAGCTTTCTGAATCTGAACACAAATTCCGCTCCAATGATGGACGCATGGCCGCGTATCAACGCCAGATCAGCAATCTACAAGAGCAATTATCCGCCAACACAGCCGGTAATGCGAATGAAGAAGGCGACCCAGATGATGATGCCGACCTAAAAGCCTTTTCGGAGGAATACCCCGAAATTGCGAAACCATTGGAGAAGATGAGGCAGAAAGACGAAAGGCGCATCGAAACACTTGAAGCGCGACTCGCCGCCGTAAATGACGAAAGCAGGGCCACTGCTGAAGAAAAACAGGAAGCGTATCTGACGGATAATCATGCCGATTGGAAGCAGATCACTGCAATGCCTGAGTTTTCCCAGTGGGTGAACACCCAGCCAGCTTACGTGTTGCAGGCCGCAGAGCGTAACGGGCAGAAAATAGTGGACGGCTACGAAGCTGCACACTTGGTCGAGAGCTTTAAAGCTTCGCTTCCATCGCAAGAACCATCCGACGAGGAGTCGGATTCATCCAAATCACTTGCTGGTAAACGAAAACGCCAAATTGAATCTGCGGGTTCGGTCAAGAGTAAAGGGCCGGGAGCGTCATCCGGCGCACCTCAAGATTTTGACGCGGCGTTTGAGTATTTCACCAACAAGACATAAATAAAGGATTAGCCACATGGCTGACACAAAATACGGCGACATTAGCCAGCGTACTGCTGCATATGCCGCAAGCGAAATGTTATCACACGCAGAGCCAGTTTTGATTTTGCAAAAGTTTGGTCTAACCAAGCCTATGCCCAAAAACAAAGCGGATACCGTTAAGTTCCGGCGTCCAATTCCGTTTACTGAACTAACAGCACCGTTGGTTGAAGGCGTCACTCCTTCCGCTCAACAAATGTCTTACGAAGATGTCACAGCGACATTGAACCAGTATGGTAAACCAATCGTCATCACTGACGTTGTTGAGGATTTGGCTGAAGACCCCGTTCTTAAAGACGCTTCAATGTTGGCTGGTGAGCAAGCCGCTTTAACCACCGAAATGATTACTTATGGCGTCATTAAAGCTGGTACGAACGTCTTCTACGCAAACGGTTCTAATCGCGTTGGTTTGAATACTGCAATCACTCTGAATAAGCAGCGGGCGGTAACACGCGCACTGAAAGCTCAGAAAGCTCAGAAGATCAACAAAATCCTTGATGGCTCTCAAAACTATAATACGACACCAATCGAGGCGTCTTATGTTGCTGTGGCTCATACAGATTGCGAATCAGATATTCGCGGTTTGGCTGGATTTGTACCAACTGCTGAATATGGTAGCCGTATGGTAATCTGTGCAGAAGAAATCGGCGCTGTTGAGGACGTTCGTTACGTTCTCTCTCCAGAGCTTGACCCTTTCCAAGCCGCCGGTAAAGCTGTCGGCTCTGATGGCATGGTTGCTGACGATGCAACGAACAACGATGTTTACCCTATCTTGTTCTTTGGTCGCGAAGCATTCGGTGTTGTCCCTCTAAAGGGTGGTAACTCAATGACCCCAATGGTCATCAATCCCGGCAACCCTTCCAAGTCTGACCCAATGGGCCAGCGCGGATATGTTTCTTGGAAATGTTGGCACGCGGCAGTGATCCTAAACCAAAGCTGGATGGCCCGTTTGGAAGTTACTGTAACCGATCTTTAAGATCACTCACCCCTAAATAAATAAGGCTCGCTTCGGCGGGCCTTTTTTTATTCTCTTTGAAAAGGAAAACAGTCATATGACTGAGCAAGTAAAAATTGGAACCGTCGAAGGCACTGGTTCTGCAATCGTAATTTCGTGTGGCTTTCAGCCAGATTATGTTGAGATTATCAATATTGATTCCTCTGCTGGATTTGAAAAGGCTGAGTGGATCAAAGGTATGGCTAATCCATCAGCATACAAAACTGTTGCTGCTGGTACTCGTACCAAGCTGACCACTACTGGCATTGGCTTATATGCTGGTACGGCTTCTGCCGGAGAAGGATTCACTATTAACGTGGATACTGATCTGAACGTAAACGGCGAGACAATTGCTTATCGCGCAATGCGATATCTCTAAGCACTATCGGGGGAGGGTTTGCGTTACAACCCTTCCCCACCTCTTTTTTAATCAATTAGGAAATACAGCACTATGATGAAACCCAAACAAGTTGCCGCCAATACTGTTTCAGTAAAGGCCGCTCCTGATCTGGAAGAAGCCGTTCGCGCACATGACGCCGATGGTAAATTTACCGCTGATGATCCCAAAACCCCTGATGTGAATGAGGCGTTTGTGGAACCAAAAGCAAATAAGAAAAAAAAGAATGTGGAAAAAGCAACCACTGTCTTGATCGCAAAATTCGACCAATCCAAAAGCGTTGACGTTAGCGTAAATGGTCGCAGACGAACAATACCTGTTGGTGTTCCCACAGAAATTCCAGCCATCCTTATCGCATCTTTGGATGACTCCAATGTTGAATACGAGGTGGTCAAGTGAAAGAAATAGATATCAAAAAGGCTACGCAGGACGAACTTGTATGGTTCGCCGCGAATGTCATGGGTCTTGATGGAGTCACCGCTATGATGAGCGCCGATTCAATCCGCGCCAAGATCAAAAAGGCTGGTTACGACAAGTCCAATATTCAAGCACAAGATGATGAAGAAAAAATCATTGCAAAGGAAGTCGCCGTGAAAGCAGATTTAGCTGAGGTTGTTGATCCCAACCCAGAAGCAGAACCGGAAATTGATCCTGTCAAAGCAAAGGCCATTGCTCGCCGTAACGAAGTTAGTGGGAAGAATGATCCTGTTATAAAAATCTTTGTTCCTAAACAGCATGGACAGAGCGGGTCAAGTGCAATTCCTGTAGCTGTGAACGGAACACTCATTCTGATCCCACGGGAGCAAGAATGTGAAGTCGCTTTGCGCTATGTTCATGCTTTAATAAACGCAGTTTCTACCGAGTACGATATGGACGAACACGGAAATTCTACTCCACGCGATGTCCAATTGTATCCGTTTAATATCATTGAAGGCCGCGAGCATTTGGCTTAGTAGGAGCGATTGAATGAGTACCTTTCTTGAATTATGTCAAAAAGTCGCTAAGGAAAGCGGGACTATTTCTGGTACTTATCCTACTGCGGTTGCAAGTCAGAATGGCCGATTAAAGTTAATCGTGGATTACACTATTGACGGTTGGAAACAAATCCAGAATAGCAGAAACGCTTGGGCTTGGATGCGTAAAGAATTTACCGGCCCATTAACGGCTGGCACTGCAAAATATACAGGCGCATCATTTTCTATTCTTGATTTCGCCCGCTGGGTCACAGAAGAAGATAGTTTGACTATGTACCTGACGGCCACTGGCGTTTCAGACGAAGGTGAGCTTGCTGCTATTTCGTGGGCAAATTGGCGTAAGGCGTTTGGTCGGGGTTTGCAGGTAAACAACCGGCCAACGTCGTTTAGCGTTTCTCCATCGAACGAGCTTGTTTTTGGGGCCATCCCAAATGACGCTTACACTATCAATGGCGAGTATTACCAGACGGCTCAAACATTAATCGCTGATAGTGATATACCAAATTTACCAAGTCGTTTCCACGATATCATTGTATACAAATCCCTTGTGTTGCTAGGAGAATTTGATGAAGCGCCAACAGCGATAGCTACAGCGCAACGTAAATATAACGATATGCTTTCCGATCTTGAACGGGATGAAATGATTACGGTATCCGTTGCAAGTGAGCCCTTGTCATGACCCAGCAAGCTCATATCATTTCCTTCGGCGGTGGACTTGATCTAATTACGCCAGCGATGAAGAAACCGGAAGGTGCTGTGATTGTAGCTGAAAACTACGAACCGCGCCCAGAGGGTTACAAGCGGCTGCATGGCATTGAGCGTTTCGATGGTCAACCACAACCACACTTAGCGACATACTATATATTACATTTTGACAATGGTACGGCTGCAATATCAGAAGGCAATACTGTTACTGGTGCTACATCAGGAGCAACAGGGAAATGTTTAATCAATGCTGTTATTGAGAATGGAAGTTACGGGGCAAGTGATGCCGATGGTTATCTGATCTTTTCTGAAGTTTCTGGTACTTTTCAAAATAATGAAAATTTACAAGTTTCAGCATCAACAAAATCTATAGCAAGCGGATTAGCGGTAAAGCTTGGAGCAAGCATAGATGCTCTGAGTTTGACTTATTTGCATGATTCAATTGAAACGCGGCGAACATTAATTGCAGCTATCCCCGGCTCTGGCGCTATGCGAGGAGTTAATAGGTATGCTGGCGTCACCTACGCCTTTCGTGACAACGCGGGTGGGACTGCTTGCAATATGTGGAAATCTTCTGCTGCTGGGTGGGCGCAATGTGATCTTGGATTATCCATCACATTTACTTCTGGCGGCGTGACTGAGATTGCAGAAGGCAATGTTGTTCAAGGGTCGGTTTCTGGCGCTACAGCTACAGTCAAACGGGTAATCCTAACATCTGGAACTTGGGCAGCAGGCAATGCTGCTGGCCGCATGATTTTATACAATCAAACAGGGACTTTCGTCGCTGAAAATATTGGAGTGTCTGCCGCAAATCACGCGACGATTGCTGGCAATAGTACGGCAAACGCACTTGTTCATGGGGGTAAATTTGAATTTATAAATAAAAACTTCCTTGGCTCGTCTGGCTCTGAGCGAATGTATGGGGTTGACGGAGTTTCACAGGGCTTTGATTGGGATGGATCAACTTTTGTCCCGATTTTAACTGGCATGGTTCTCGACACGCCTTCACATTTAGCAGAACACAAAAACCATTTATTCTTTATGTTCGCAAAGGGTTCAGCCCAACACTCCGGCATAGGGACTCCCTACGATTGGTCAATTGTTTCTGGATCAGGGGAACTTGGTATTGGCGACGAAGGAACAGGGTTTAATGTAGCGTCCGGTTTGCTTGTAATCTATGGAAGAAATATAACCAAATTATTATATGGAAATGATGCTACCGATTGGGATTTAAAAACCCTAACCGCCGAAGCTGGCGCAGATGAATGGACTGCGCAAAACGTAGGAGGCCGATTAATCCATATGGACGCCGCTGGCATCCGTGATGTCTCTGCCACTCAAGCGTATGGCGATTTCACTATTGGCAATCAGTCCGTTCTTGTTGACCCTTGGATTAAAATACAAAAGAACGCTAATGCTTCGATCACTTGCACTACAAAAGTTAAGGAAAAAAATCAGTACCGTGTTTTTTATGACAATAACATTGGATTGATACTTGATTACACAACGAACAAAGCTCAATTCCTTCCGATCAGTTACGGCATGACCGTTCGATGCGCATCATCTACTGAAGATGCAGATGGCGAAGAATGGTTATTGTTTGGATCAGACGATGGCTACGTTTATCGCGCCGACACTGGAACTAGCTTAGATGGCGTAGCTTTAAAAAGTTACTTACGGCTCCCCTTCAATCATATTAAATCAGCCCGTACCGTAAAAAGGTTTCACAGCATAGAAGTCGAAGGCGAATTCGCGCCAAGCACTTCATTATCTATTTCGGCTGATTTTGGTTACGGCAACCCAGAAACATCGTCGCAAGTTTCAACGTCTGTGTCTGTCAAGGGTGGCGGTGGATTTTGGAGTGAATCTTTGTGGTCTGAATTCTATTGGGATTCTCAATATGAGGGACAAGGAAAAGCGCACCTTCAAGGGCTTGGAGAAAACATTAGCGCGGTCTTCGCTTCTACTTCGACCTACGAAGAACCACACACTTTGCACGGTGCAACAATCAACTACAGCTTTAGGAAATTGAAGCGATGACAAATAGTTTTTATACACCCACATCAAGCACAGAGCATACCCTTGCCCGCGCTGCCGACCTAAACAATGTAGCCCAAGGCGTTGAAGGCGCGTTCGACAAGTTGCCAACAGAGAACGCCTTAAAACAAGGCACAGTAACATTCCAAGCTACAGACACCGGCTCTGCCAATGCTTACATCATCAATATGCCTGATACTACAAAACCAACCGGATCATATCCAGATGGATTTGAATTTACTTTTCGGCCAGCCACAAATTCTACGGGCGCGAGTACGGTCAACGTCAATAGTATTGGTGCTATTGCAATCAAACAATTTGACGGTTCAGTTATCGAGATTGGTGACATAGTAACTACTAGATTATGCAAATTACGTTACAACTCAATATCGGGAAATTTCACGCTTGACGCTCCAACAGACGCGGCGGCTCAAGCAAGCGCAGCAGCAGTTAGCGCGGCAGCGTCACTCGTTTCACAAAACGCGGCGGCATCCGATTTAGTTAAAACAAACCAAGACACAATTGATACTGGGAATGACTTAATCGCCACTAATCAAGATACAATTGATACGGCGGCAGATGTTGTTCTTACGGGCGTTGATGTAGCTTCAAGTGGAACAAGCGCGACGAACGCTTCAAATTCTGCCTCAGCCGCCAGTACGTCAGAAACAAACGCATCAAACTTCAAAACAGCCGCAGCTTCATCTGCTACAGCTTCAGCTTCATCCGCTACAGCTTCAGCAGCTTCGTATGATTTATTTGATGATCGGTTCTTAGGAGCCAAGTCTTCTGATCCCTCGTTAAATAATGATGGAGATGCGTTACTTGATGGTGCGCTATACTGGGATACAACCAATAACGTATTAAAAGTTTATGACCTAGGTGGAACGGCTTGGCAAAGAACAACTCCAACAAATGCTGATCAAACTAAGATTAATACGGTTGCTGGAATATCAGGCAACGTGACAACTGCTGCAAATAACTCAGCTCACATCACAAATTTTGCAAGCGTGTATTTAGGCCCTGCGAGCTCCAATCCAAGTACAAGAGTTGGAGGAAGCGCACTCCAAGAAGGTGATCTTTACTTTAATACGAGTGATGACAATATGTTGGTGCGGGCTGGCTCCACATGGGTTGTCACGTTTGCTTCGGTAGGCGGCGCAATGTTGAGTGCCAACAATCTTTCAGATGTATCGAACGTATCCACAGCAAGATCAAATCTAGGCGTAGCAATTGGAACCAATGTTCTAGCGCCAAACGGAGACGGCAGCAATTTAACGGGCATTGATCCACAGCTAGGATTTAAGAACGTAAGTTCGTGGCAAGATAGTGCGGTTGAGACTGTGACATTAAATCCAGCGGCTTCTGCTATCGGTAAAGCTGATGTCACTGTTTGGGAAGAAATCCCAGACACAAATAAAACGAACAGTGTCTGGGA